CAACGAGCAGCCCACCAAGGCCGAGTTCAGCGCGGCCATCAAGGCCATCGCAGACGCTGGCTACACAGACCCCGGCGCCATCAATGCCGTTCGCAACTTCCGACTGCCGGGGTCGGTCAACCTGAAGCCGGGGCGTGATAACTTCGAGGCCCGTCTGGTGGAGTTCCACCCAGAGCGTGACTACAGTCTGCCCGAGATATGCGCCGCTCTGGGCGTGACGCCGGCCGCCGCCGACAGCCTGACCCTGCGCCCCATTCGCATCAGTGACGATGGCGCAGATGATGTGCTGGCGTGGCTGTCGGCGCAGGGGCTGCTGCTGTCCAAACCAAACCAAGAGGGCTGGGCCGGCGTGATCTGCCCCAACAGTGAGCAGCACAGCGACGGCAACCCCGAGGGGCGTTACATGCCCGCCAATAGGGCGTACTGCTGCCTTCACGGCCACTGCGTTGATCTGGATTCTCGCACCTTTTTAGAATGGGTCGCAGAAAATGGTGGCCCAAAGCACACGCCTGGTTTGCGTGAAGAACTGTTCACCGCTGCGATGGAGGGCGCGCTTGCCAAGCTGACGCCCAACGACATCTTCACAGACGAAGCCGCCGCCCGTATCGCAGAGACAGAGCGCAAGGAATTAGGCCGCATCGAGAAGGCCGACTGGTATGAGCGGTTTGCCTACATTCAGGACGATGAGTCGTATTTCGACATGCAAGACCGCCGCGAAGTCTCCCGCCAGACCTTCAATGCCCTGTTCAGGCACATCAGTTGCAAGTCAATCCACACCGGACGCAAGATCGAAGCGTCTATCTGCTACGACGAGAACAGGCAGGCCAAGGGCGCCAAAGCGCTGGTCGGCATTACCTACGCCGCAGGCGAGTCGGTCCTAGTTACCCGTGACGGCGACATCTACGGCAACCGCTGGCGCGATGCCCGCCCGCCGGTCGCCGCCGGTGATGTCACCTTGTGGCTAGACCACTGCCGCAAGCTGGTGCCCGACGCCAAAGAGTTAGCGCATATCCTGGACGTGATGGCATTTAAGGTGCAGCACCCCGAGATCAAAATTAACCACGCCGTGCTGCATGGCGGTGACCAAGGCAGCGGCAAGGACACCATGTGGGCGCCGTTCATCTGGTCAGTGTGCGGCCCCCACCTGAAGAACCGGGGCTTGCTGGATAATGACACCATGAGCAGCCAGTTTGGCTACGCTCTCGAGTCCGAAATTTTAATTTTGAACGAGTTGAAAGAACCCGACGCCAAGGAAAGGCGCGCCCTTGCCAATAAACTAAAGCCGGTCATCGCAGCGCCGCCCGAGATGCTGTCCGTCAATCGTAAGGGCTTGCACCCGTACCAGATGGCCAACCGCATGTTTGTGCTGGCATTCTCAAACGATCAAGTGCCGATTAGCCTAGACAGCCAGGACCGGCGCTGGATGTGCGTATGGTCCCACGCCCCCAAGATGACCCCAGACGCCGCCGCGCGCATGTGGGCCTGGTACAAGGCCGGCGGCTTCGCCGCCATAGGCGCATGGCTGTATGCCCGGGACGTGTCAGCGTTTAACCCCGGCGCCGCCCCAATGATGACCGAGTTCAAATTGAACCTTGTCGAGCACGGCCTATCAATGGCCGAGTCCTACCTAGTCGAGGCCATGCGCCTAAAGGTCGGCGAGTTCTCCCGGGGCGTCATCGGTAGCCCCTTTCACGCGGTCTGCGACCGGCTGGCAGGGTCGGCGCCCGCCGGCGTTAAAGTGCCCCAGCAAGCCCTGCTGCATGCGTTCAAAGAGGCCGGTTGGGTTGATTGTGGCCGGCTTAAGTCACGGGACTACGACACCAAAAAACACATCTATTGCGCGCCCGACATGGCCGACCGGCCAAAATCAGAATTGCGCCGCATGGTAGAGGATGCACCGCCGGCCAGCTTGGTCCGGGTGAAATAAAAAAAGGGGCCGTGTGGCCCCTTATAGTTTCAGAATGATTGCGAGTAATGCGGCAGCTAAGACCGCCAGCGCTACGGCCACCGCGCCCGCTCTTCTAGTTCCTGAACGACGGCCGGGTCAATTATGGCCGTGACGTTAACCCCGTCCAGCCACGCGCCCGTAAGCGTGTAAATGTCCGGCCAGCCCGGTTCGTCCCACGTTTGCGGTTCGCCAGCTTCAAACTCAAATTCGCACTCTAGGGTTAACCCTCGTACGGTGTATGGCACGCCTTTCATAGCACTACACCCCTTATCGCGTCGTCCCAGCCCCGGTTGTACTCGCGGTTTTTAGCGTGGCGCGCGTCGTACCCGGCGCCGCCATATGCGTCCTCATAGCCCATTAAATAATAGTTCATGCGTCAACCCCTAAACTTTCCAGCAGCGAACGCGCCTGCTCAATGGTGGCCGTGGCTTCGTCGGTTTCCCCATGCGATAACTCGCAAAGGGCCGCGTTCAGTAATTGCAGAACTAACCCGTAGGACGGGACCCGCATGTCAATCATGGCGCCACCTCCACAATTCTATAATCGTCGGGGCTATAGTCCGTTAAATCGCCCGTTTTGACAAAATGCGCGAGGTCCGCCAAGTAGTCCGCTAATTCTGCGCGCGCGGCTTCGTAGGTTTCAAACGTGACTAAAACGTCGTTATCGGCGTCGGTCCAGACATTTTCCCAATTGGTGCACATGCGGGTTTGTACTTCGTAAGTCATTCTATGGTTTCCTCGAAAATTTCAGGGATAGCCGGGTCTAAGCCGGCCGGTGTACGGTTTAACGCGGGTTCAATGGTGCAGGGCACTAAGTGCAGGCGCGAATGGTTCAGGGCCGTATAGGCCGTTATATAGTCACTAGTTAGCATGCATTCAGGGTTAAATTGCGGGTAGTCCCGGGTATTGCTATTGTGCTTGGCTTGGCCCTTTGGCCGGTACAGCTTGGCGCCTTTGCGGCCTTTGCTTTTGTCAATTTTGGCTAATAGCTCGCGCGCCGGCTCTGCATTCTCAGGCCGGACCGCGATGCGCGCGCGCCCGTGTTCAATTGTGATCATAATTTACCCTACTGTTACCGGACGGATTGTCCGCGCATACGGCCAGTGCGGCCGCATGCACTGAAAATCAGGCCGCTATCCGGATAACGCGCCGGGCATGCCCGCTAGCATGGTCCGCTATAACGACGTCGCGCGCCTGTATCGACGTGCCGGCGCATAACGTGCACTTGGCGCATGTGGCTTTGCGCCCGCCCTCTGCACTGGCCGGGCAAATAGTCTCGCCGGGTTGCTTGTCGACGCCGATAGAAACCCTGAAAACCCGCATGCCAAGCAAATTTGCTTTTGCAGCTTCGTCGATCGTATCGGCCGACGCCATAGTTAACGGCGCCCATGCGGCCGCGTCGAAGCCGGGCCGGTCCCATTGGTGCGTATATCCGCGCCGGCCGGCCGCGTAGCGGGTAATTTGCGCCCACATGCGGACCGGCGCAGCCGCCGGGTCCCCGTACGTGCCAAGCCGGACAATTTTGCCGGCCAGCGCCCGGGCGATAGTGGCCGGGTCCGCCTTTGTATAGCGGCCGCGCCGGTACGCTTCATAAACCGCCCGCACGGACCGGCCGACGTTGACATAACACGGCGCGGCGCCGTTATCCCGGGCCAACAATGGCCGGTGCACGCATACGCCACATATCGACTCATCGGCGCCGGTTTTCAGTGCGTCGGTAGGCGCCACGTCGGACCGAATGATAAAACTCTGCACAATGGCGCCGGTTTTGGCATTTTCGGACCCGTCGATTTTGTTGACGATAACAACAATCGGCGCGCCGTCGATTTGCGAGGGTCCCTCATATGCGATAAAGCCTAGAAAATTTTGCATGGTACTGTACTTTATTGTGGCCGGACCGAATTGTCCGCGCATGGCCACTAGGTGTAGCCATGCACTGAAAATCAGGGGATCAATACGTCAAAATATGCGAGCATGAGCGCGAGCCCGCCGGCCACCAGTGCGAGCGCGCCTAGTGCGTCGAATAGTGCGCGCTTCACGATGTGGCCTCGTCGTAGTAGTCCGCAAGCGCCTCGTATGCGACGGCATGCGCCGAAGCTGCACTGAAGCATGCATCAGGGAATTCCCAACCCTGAGCCATTAAATACCGCATGTGGTTGTAAGCGTTGATCATTGTCGTTTTTCCTTTGAGTTGTGGCCAGGCTTTGCGCCTGGCCGGGTTGGTTTAGTGCTCTAGTGTACAGGATTTATTTACAGTAGCGGGCTCGTCAACCGAATGACGTTGGCGCGTGTGGTGTCGCTTTGCTTCATCCAGCGTACCCGCCAAGCGAGCATGTCTTCCATATTCGCTAGGATGTCCAGCTTGGCCAACGTGTGGCTGTCACGGGCGCTTACGTGCGCGAGAACGTACCGGATGCCATTGTCGCGGATGTCGCGCCGATGCCGTTTGTATTGTGTGCGTGTCATTTTGCTGTCCTTTGGTTGTGTTGAAAATCTGACCCTCTCGTATATATAGCATGAGAGAATCGTGCCAACGCTCGTAAGCCATTGATTTACATAGCCCCTCCAAAACCCTATGTAAACGATTAGCTTACAAAAATGTGGACAGTGCGGACAATTTTGCGGACTACACGCGCGGCCTAATTTGTCCACATGGCGCGCCACTGAAAATAGGGATTGTGGACCATGTGGACAATGAATAAGTTAAATTAAGAAGTTTTTAAAGTGTATACAATACGTGTATACAATGTTATAGGCCAGCGATTTAAAACGACGGTCCAAAGTGCCCACATTGTCCACACTTCGCCCACGCCAAAAAACCCCGGCGCATGCATGTGGACCATGTGGACAATTGTTTTTTGCATGGTCCACATTGTCCACGCATGCCCGGCCATGTGGCCACGCATGCCGGCCGTGTGGCCATGTGGCCGGCCGACATGTGTGGACAAGTCCACATTGTCCACGGCCTGCCTGCCTGCCTGCCTGCCTGCCTGCCTGCCTGCCTGCCTGCCTGCCTGCCTATGTGGAGTGAGTGCTCATTAACTTAGGGGGTGGGGGGTAGGGCCGACGGCCAGTGGGCCACGGTAGCGTAGGGGCTACAAACAAAATTTTTTTTAATATAGAATCCAAGCACACGTACCAGTGGCTGGAGAATCCATGTTTTACTCGCTCCCATTTGAGGCGCGCAAAGTCGAAGCGACAGAGGCGCGCTTAAACCGAATATACGACGCTGCCAAGTTGGGCCTCAAAGGCGACAGCTTGGCTATGGCTGCGGGCATGTTGCCTACCGAGTACCGCCAACTGTGTCAGCTTGACCCGATTGCCGAAGTCGCTGCGCTAAAGGGCCGCGCTGATGGCGAGATAGAAGCCTCACGCCAACTGCACAAAGCCGCCGCCGAAGGGGACGCCAAAGCCAGTCTGGCGATTCTGCAACACGTCCACGGTTGGGTCGCCAAGCAGGCCATCACCATTGACGTGGATCAGCGCATCTCAATCACCGCCGCCCTGGCCGAAGCCGAGCGGCGCGTCATGGACGTTATCGAAAACAACCCAAGTGAATACCTCACGCCACAACTAGATGCAGTCCACCAAGTACAGCGCTGAAGACGAACAAGAATTGATGGCGCGGCTGTGGTCGCCAGCGATCAAGGACAACCCGTTTGCGTTTGTGATGCTGACATTCCCGTGGGGCGTTAAGGGCACGCCGCTGGAGCATTTCACTGGCCCGCGCAAATGGCAACGCGAGGTCTTAACAGACATCGCAAACCACATCAAGCAAAACAACGGCAAGATTGACTTTGATACCCTGCGCGAAGCGGTCGCGTCAGGCCGTGGTATTGGCAAGTCGGCCTTAGTCTCATGGCTGGTGATCTGGATGCTGTCCACGCGGATCGGCTCAACGACCATTGTGTCGGCCAACAGCGAGTCGCAGTTGCGTAAGGTGACCTGGGCCGAGATCACCAAGTGGCTGGCGATGGGGCTAAACAGCCACTGGTTCGAGGTGTCAGCCACCAGCCTGCAACCGGCCAAGTGGCTGACCGAGTTGGTCGAGCGCGATCTGCGTAAAGGCACCAGGTATTGGGGCGTTGAGGGCCGGCTGTGGTCGGCTGAGAATCCAGACGCGTTCGCCGGCGTACACAACATGGACGGCGTGCTAGTCATCTTTGACGAGGCCAGCGGTATTGATGACGCCATCTGGGCGGTGACGGCGGGCTTCTTTACAGAGAACACGCCCAACAGGTTCTGGTTTGCGTTCTCCAACCCCCGCCGCAACACGGGGTACTTCTACGAGACGTTCCACTCCAAGCGCGACTTTTGGGATACCAAGGTGGTGGACGCCCGCACGGTCGAGGGGACAGACAAGGCGGTCTACCAGCAGATCATTGACGAGTACGGGCCGGACTCAGCCCAGGCGCACGTCGAGGTGTACGGCCAGTTCCCAAGCGCAGGCGACGATCAGTTCATCGGCGCCAATACGGTGGACGAGGCCATGAAGCGGGTCAAGTACCAAGACTTGAGCGCGCCGATTGTGATCGGGGTCGATCCGGCACGGTTTGGCGCGGACGCGACAGTCATCGCCGTGCGGCAAGGTCGGGACATTGTGAAGATCATCAGGCACCGGGGCGACGACACCATGACCGTGGTGGGCTACGTGATCGACGCCATTGAGGAATACAAGCCCACGCTGGTCGTCATCGACGAGGGTGGGCTGGGGGCGGGCATTGTGGACAGGCTCAAGGAGCAGCGCTACAAGATCAAGGGCGTAAACTTTGGCAACAAGTCCAAAAACCCGATAATGTACGGCAACATGAGGGCGCAAATGTGGGGCGACATGCGGGAGTGGCTGAAAACGGCCAGTATTCCGAACGACAGGTTCTTGAAGACGGACTTGATTTCGCCTATGATGAAGCCTGATTCACGTGGAACAATCTTTTTGGAGTCAAAAAAAGACATGAAATCACGCGGTTTAGCCTCGCCAGACGCTGCGGACGCTATTGCAGTGACGTTTGCCTTTCCCGTGGCCCATCGGGGCGAGTACAATGCGCGCACAACCACCCGCCGGACGTATTCAGACACTTCGGCCAACACATCTTGGATGGGAAGCTAGATGGCAACGAAAAAAACTGTTTCTTTGTCTGTCGGACGCGGTGAAAAATTGCCGGTGTCTAAGGGTGCTGGCTTGACCGAGAAGGGTAGAGCCAAGTACAACGCTGCGACTGGCAGCAATCTGAAAGCGCCAGCCCCAAACCCCAAGACCAAGGCAGACCAAGGCCGCAAGGATTCATTTTGTGCAAGAATGGGCGCCGTAGCGGCCAACGCCAAAGACGGCGAACGCGCTAAAGCAGCCCTTAAACGATGGA